TGATAGACTTCGTAGAAGATTTTCTGATATTTTCTTACAACTGATTAAGACCCAGTTGTTATTAAAGGGTGTTATTACTCGTCAAGACTGGGATACCTGGAAAGAAGATATCGCCTTCGATTATATCGAAGATAACTATTTCTCAGAACTAAAACAAAACGAGATTCTGAGAGAACGGTTTGAAATGCTTTCACAATTAGATGAATATATTGGTAAGTACGTTTCAAACCAGTGGGTTCGCAAGAATATTCTCAAGCAATCTGACGAAGACATTGAAGAAATCAAGAAGCAGATGGAAGAAGAAGAGAAAGACGGCGAAGGCACAGACGATATTAATCTCGATTTAATGTAGCGTTGGGATTATAAATATTATAAATATAATACAGGAACAATGAAATGAGTACAGATACAATAATTAACGCAATTCAATCTGGTAATAATATAGAAGCTGGCGTGGCTTTTAAAGAAGTAATTCACCAGAAACTTACTGACGCAATCGCAGCGAAAAAGATTGAGGTGGCTGCTAGTATTGTGGCTAAACCATCTAAGACCGAAGAAGAGTAATTATATGGCTATCACATTCTTACAACTGCAAGAAAAAATTGCCAGTGGTGAAAAGGAAGTAAAATCCTTTAAGTCAGGTAAGAGGAAAAAAGTAACTGTTACTATCGCTCAAAAAGGTAGGGCATTCACCGTGTATATTAATGGTGATAAATTAGATGATAATTATAAATCCGTTAAGGATGCAGAAAAATCTGCAAGCGAATTTATTCAACTAATGGGCGAGGAGCTTGAACTATGAAGTTAATTGCAGAATATACAGACGGTAGTGATTTACAAATCATTACTGAGAAAAAAGAAGATGGCAAATGTAATTTTGTTATCGAAGGAATTTTTATGCAGGCCGAATCCAAGAATAGGAACGGTCGCATTTATGAAAGAAATATTCTAGAGAATGCTGTTAACAGGTATGTTAATGAGCAAGTATTGACAGGAAGAGCTGTTGGTGAATTAAATCACCCAGAAGGTCCATCAATCAATCTAGACAAAGTTTCGCATAAGATTACTGAACTCAAATTTGAGGGCAATAATGTTATCGGGAAGGCATCAATTCTTAATACTCCAATGGGTAATATCGTTAGTGGTTTACTTGAGGGTGGCGTTAAGCTTGGTGTATCAAGTCGTGGTATGGGTAGTCTTGAGAGAAAAAATGGTACAATGTATGTCAAAGATGACTTTATGTTGGCAACTGTTGATATAGTACAGGATCCGAGTGCTCCAGAAGCATTCGTTAATGGTATTATGGAGGGTGTCGACTGGATCTGGGACAACGGTATCTTGAAACCTCAGGAAATTGAATTAATTGAGACTGAAATAAAAGCCGCTCGAGGTGTTAGTTCTTCTGACACTGAGATTAAAGCGTTCAAAAATTTCCTCTCGAAACTTGTATAACTCTTATAGGAGAGAATGATATGTCTGAAGACATTAAAGTAGAAGACAATCATGATGTAGAGCAAATTCAGGAAACAGAAACGCTCGTTGATGAAACACAAGTTGAGTCAAACGAGGAAGTTGTGGATGTTGAAGAAGCGAAAGCTAAACCTACGTCGGAAGACGAAGATGAAGCCGAAGTGGAAGTTGATGGCGATGAAGAAGAGGAAGAAGACGAAGACGATGAGTCTGAAGAGCCTTCTCCCAAAATGGAAATGCCAAAAACCAAAGCGGGTATCGTTAGCGCTGCTTATGATATGTTAAAAAAATCTAAAAAAGAAGACGCTCAAAAAATCTTTGCCAGCATGCTTAAGGTTGTCGAAGGTGTTGAGGTTGTAGATGGTGAAGAAGTTGTTGCAGAAGAAACTGTTGATAAGACAGATGCTGATGTTGCACACATCGATTACCAAGAAGACCTTGATGCTATGGTAGCCGAAGAAGCCACTTTATCTGATGGATTTCGTGATAAAGCAGGAATTATTTTCGAAGCTGCTTTGAAAGCCAAAGTAGGTACAGAAATTGATCGTCTTGAAGTAGAATATGCTCAAAATCTTGAAGAAGAAGTATCTTCATTAAAATCTGACCTCGTAGAAAAAGTAGATTCCTACCTTTCTTACGTTGTTGAAGGTTGGATGAAGGAGAATGAACTTGCAGTTGAAACCGGTCTCCGGTCTGAGATTGCAGAAGAATTCATGACCTCTTTGCAAGGTGTATTTAAAGAGCACTATATTGAAATTCCTGAAGGTAAGGTTGATATGTTCGACGAATTGTCCGAGCAAGTAACTGAGCTTGAAGAACAACTCAATAAAACCACTGAAGAAAACATTGCACTTCACGAAAAAACACAGGCTTTTGCCCGTACTGAAATCGTGCGTAATCAATCTTCTGACTTGGCTTCAACTGAAGCAGAAAAGCTTGCTTCTTTGGTAGAAGACCTTGATTTTACTGATGCTGAATCTTTCGAAATGAAAGTGAAAACCATCAAAGAATCATACTTCGCTAAAGAAACTGTCGAAACTGTTTCTGAGGTAACCGAGTTAATCGGGTCTGAGCATTCTAATGATGAAGCTCATTCCGATTCAATGACTAGATACATGCAAGCAATTGCAAAATCTAATAAATAAATAAACAATATCCATATAGAGGAAATTAAAATGTTTGATCAAGATAAAAATCTAATCGAAAAATGGAGCCCGGTATTGGAGCACAGCGAAGCTTCTCCAATCCAGGACCAGTATAAAAAAGCAGTCACTGCAAGATTGCTAGAAAACCAAGAAGTCGCTATGAAAGAAGAGCGTGCTCATCAAGGTTTCAACCTAAACGAAACTGCTGCTAACCAAACTGGCGGAAGCGTAGCTGGTTTTGACCCCGTACTTATCTCTTTGGTAAGACGTGCAATGCCTAACTTGATTGCTTATGATATCGCTGGCGTACAGCCAATGACTGGACCAACTGGTCTTATCTTCGCAATGAAGAGCAAGTACACCAATCAGGGTGGAACTGAAGCTATGGTTGACGAAGCTGATTCTACTTTCTCAGGTACAGGAACTCAGGAAACTGATCCTTCTGGTCTGTTGGGTGTAACTGATAGTGACGCAGACAATACATTGTCTGACGAAACTAACGTATCTACTTTCGGTTCTGGCCTTACTACAGCAGCTGCTGAAGCTCTTGGTAACACAGGCGACGCATTTGGTGAAATGGCTTTCTCAATCGAGAAATCAACCGTTACTGCCAAGTCAAGAGCTCTGAAAGCTGAGTACACAATGGAATTAGCACAAGATCTTAAAGCAGTTCACGGCCTAGACGCTGAATCTGAGCTTGCTAACATCTTGTCTAGCGAAATTCTTGCTGAAATCAACAGAGAAGTTGTAAGAACAGTTCTTACAAAAGCTAAGCTTGGTGCACAACAGTCTAACGTTGCTCTTAAAGGCGCATTCGACCTAAGCACTGACTCTGACGGCAGATGGATGGCTGAGAAGTTCAAAGGTCTCATCATGCAAATCGAAAGAGAAGCTAACATCATTGCAAAAGAAACACGTAGAGGCAAAGGTAACTATGTTATCGTTTCTTCAGACGTCGCTTCTGCACTTGCTGCTGCTGGCATGCTTGATTACAGCCCAGCCCTTGCTACTAACTTGAACGTAGATGACACTGGTAATACATTTGCTGGTCTACTCAACGGCAGAATCAAAGTATACATCGACCCGTATGCTGCTGCTGACTATGTTTGTGTTGGCTACCGTGGTTCTAACCCTTACGATGCTGGCTTGTTCTATTGCCCGTACGTACCATTAACCATGGCAAAAGCAATTGGTGAGGAAGACTTCCAGCCACGTATCGGTTTCAAAACCAGATACGGAATGGTTGCAAACCCATATGTTGCTGCAGACGGCGTTGGTACTAACCGTGCTAACCCTTACTTCAGAATCTTCCGTGTTGACTCACTGATGGTTTAAGGTAAAATCGTAAAACATATCTTTTGTTTTAAAGGGGAGCTTCGGCTCCCCTTTTTTTTGCTTATAAATAAGTGTAAGGAAGATGTTCTGCGTATCAAGTGGTACGTACTGCACATGAGTGGATAGGAAACCACCCTCGGAATTACAGGATAGGAGATTATTATGCATAAGTTATTTGCATTAATGACCGTAGTTTTATTGGTTGGATGTAGCACGGTTGACTCAGTAATTGATGGCACTAAGGGTATTATTAACGGTGTTGCATCAGACGTTGCTGGCGTTGCTACCGGAACATTGGATGTTGCATCTGGTACAATTAAAACTGTCGCCGATAAAACTGGTGTCGAAGAGTCAGAAGCTAAGTAAAGCTTTAGGAGCAAGCCGGCCAAGGATGGCGCTCACGACTTGTATAAATAGATGTATGAATACAATTAAAGAGGTTACGCATAATGGCGCTTACATCAAATAAAAACTTTTTGACACCAATTGGGTTTCAATTAAAAATCGATAGTACCCGATATCCGAATCTTGAGTTCTTTTGTTCTGGTGTTACATTGCCTAATCTAAGCGTAAGTGAAGTCGATGTTCCTTATGGTTCAATTAACGTATCTGAGCCTGGCGATAGATTAACCTTCGGTGACTTATCCATTAAGTTTAATGTAACTGAAGACATGGATAACTATATTGAGGTTTATGATTGGATTCGTTCACTTGTTGTAGATGATTATGCACATAAGGCTGATGCAACGTTAGCCATTCTAACTTCACACAACAATGTTAGCCGTGAGATAAAATTTGACGGCGTATTCCCCGTTGATATTTCAGAGATTACTTTCAGTGCAACCGAGACTGAATCAACTTATGTTGAAGTTAACGTGACTTTTAAATATACACAGTTTAATTTTTTAACACCCCCAGCCTAAAATAACTGTTTACTTTTTGCTTGAAGCAGTATATAATACTATATACAGTTGATATAATATGGAGAGATTATGAATAACCTTGAACAAATACTAGAGATGTGGAAGAAAGATTCTATCATAGAAGAACTGAATCTGGATAGTGCATCACGCGATTCCGCAAAACTTCATTCAAAATACTTAGAGATGCTAAGCGTAAACCGTCTTAGGGTAAAGAAGTACGAGATGGATTTTAAAGTCCTACTCAAGAACAAATGGCTATGGTATAATGGTAAGATGACAAAGGCTGAGATGGATGAACTTGGATGGGATTACGATGCTATGAAAGGTCTTACCGTATTGAAAGGTGATATGGACCGTTTCTATGACGCAGATCCTGATATCCAAACCGCGCAGGCAAAAATCGATTACCTCAAAGAAGTAAATGATACTTTAAAAGAGATTATAGATAATATCAAATGGAGACACCAATCAATCAAGAATGCAATTGATTGGGCCAAATTTACCAGTGGGATGTAATTACAATGTATGAATATAGATGTAAAGTAGTAAGAGTAGTCGATGGCGACACTGTAGATGTTGATATTGATTTAGGCTTTGGCGTATGGTTAAAGAAACAACGTGTTCGTATGATGGGTATCGATACTCCGGAATCTCGAACTCGTGACCTTGAAGAAAAGTTTTATGGTAAAGAATCTAAGTATTTTTTACAGGATTTAATTCAATCAGTTGAAGACGAAGTTAAGTTGATCTCACATGAAAAAGGTAAGTTCGGTAGAATTCTTGGTGAAATCTTTATTGATGCCGAAGAGAAATCTGTTAATCAATTAATGATTGATAATCATCATGCTGTTCCATATTATGGCGGTAACAAAGATGCTACTAATGAACACCACATGGTTAATAGAAAAGCTCTTAATGAGCAGGGAATTATTTACGAGGGTGTAAAGTAGTCCTATAACATGGAAAAAATAAGAGTTAAAAAACTTAACCACGTTAATCTCCAGATAGAGTGCGATGCTGGTATACAGATGGAAATATCAGAACACTTCTGTTTCTATGTGCCGGGTTATAAATTCATGCCGGCATTTAAGAATCGTATGTGGGATGGTAAGATAAGGCTTTTTGACGTTCGTAAACAAACACTATATTGTGGACTTTTTAATTACCTCAAAGAATTTGCTGAAGCTCGTGATTACCAAATTATTGTAGAGGACAACCGTGTATATGGTAGGCCTGATACTGAAGAGGTAATTGATATTCCTGCATTACTCGATGAATTAACATTGTCCGCCGGCAAGAAATTAATTAAACCAAGAGATTATCAGATTAGCGCATTGGACCATGCACTTCGGCATAGGCAATCTCTATTACTATCTCCTACTGCATCCGGTAAATCATTAATCATTTATATGGCTCTCAGATATTACTTAGAAACATATGAAGATAACGTATTGTTGATTGTACCTACTACTTCTCTGGTTGAACAGATGTATAGTGACTTTGAAGACTATGCGTATTTCGAAGAAGAATTTCGTGTAGAAGATAACTGTCACCGAATCTATTCAGGCAAAGAAAAATTTGGTATTAAGAAGAGAGTAATCATTACTACTTGGCAATCAGTATATAAGCTACCAGGTACTTGGTTTCAAGAATTCGGTATGGTAGTAGGTGATGAGGCGCACAATTTTAAGGCCAAATCATTAACATCTATCCTAGAAAAATGCTGCAACGCAAAGTATCGTATAGGTACAACAGGTACACTCGATGGTACACAGACACATCGGTTAGTATTAGAAGGTTTATTCGGCCCAGTAAAAAAGGTTACCACAACGAAAGATTTGATTGACCAAGGTGCTTTGGCTGACCTCGATGTATCAGTAATCCTCCTTAAGTATGCAGATGAGATTTGCCAGAAGGTATCAAAATTAAAATACCAAGATGAGATAGATTATATTGTACGTAATGAGGAACGCAACAGGTTTATTACTAACTTGGCACTAGACCAGGATGGCAATACATTAGTGTTGTTCCAATTTGTAGATAAGCATGGTAAACCACTGCATGATATGATGAGAAAAAAATTAGAGTCATTTGGCGATACAAACCGTAAGTTGTTTTATGTGTCAGGTGAAACCGATGTTGATACAAGAGAGAAAATCAGAGAGATTACTGAGACCCAGTCTGATGCTATTATTGTTGCTTCATTGGGTACATTCTCTACTGGTATTAATATTAAGTCATTGAATAATATTATATTTGCATCTCCAAGTAAATCACAAATTAAAGTTCTTCAGAGTATCGGTAGAGGTTTGCGTAAGAGCGCAGATGGTAAAGGTACTAAAGTATTTGACATTGCCGATGACTTACATTGGAAAGCAAAGAAGAACTATACGTTACAACATGCTGGTGTGCGTATAAGTATATACAGCAAAGAGAAATTCAAATATAAAATTTATGAGGTAAGCCTGTGACTGATGAAGTAAATATTAGACAAATGAAGTTAATTAGCGGTGATGAGATTGTGTGTCTTGTTAGTTCAGACAACGATAGCACATATCTAGTAGAAACACCTATGGAATTGCGTTATGTACCTGGTACCGCTGGAAAGTATCATTTGCTTCCATGGTTTGCCCTTTCCAGTTCTAAGCTTGTGAGTATCAATAAGTCAAATGTTATCTCACATTGTGCAGTAGATGCAGAGGTTAAATATCATTACATCTCGCTTGCGCTCGATGATGGTTCCCATAATGTTGGATTATTAAATGAAGATGAAGAACGACAGTTGGATATGTTTGATGAGCTTATGCTTCCAACTAAGAGTGACTTGATTCATTAATACCTTTGTACCTCTGCTCCCCCCAGACCATAGCTCTATTATACCATGCTTTGCAGGCTTTGTACACAGTTATTTTGCATTATTTGCAATTAATTTTTTTATGTAATAACGAAATAAAAGGTGTACTTTTACATAAAACTGTGGTATAATAACATATTATAAGGAGAGCTACTAATGGCAATTAAACCTAAAGATAAACCACACTACGTTAATAATAGGGAATTCTCATATGCTGTCGTGGACTATGTTAAATCTGTAATGAAGGCTGAAGAAGATGGGAAACCACTTCCAATCGTTCCTGATTATATAGCCATGTGTTTCATGAAAATTTCAGAAGGACTTTCACATCGTCCTAACTTTATACGATATTCATACCGAGAAGAAATGGTAATGGATGCTGTAGAGAATTGTCTCAAAGCAATTCGGAACTATAACATCGATACTATTACTCGTACCGGTAAACCGAATGCATTTTCATATTTCACACAGATTTGTTTCTTTGCATTCATTCGTAGAATCACAAAAGAGAAAAAGCAACAAGATATTAAATTTAAATACATTGAGAAAATGGGTATTGAAGACTTTATCGATGTTGGTATGGACCCTAATTCTGCCCGCAGCGCATCGGCCTATGTTGAAACCTTACGTAACCGTATTGATAGTATCAAGACTAAAGATGATAAAATCAAAGAATTCGCAAAGGAAGAAAAGAAGAAACTCAAAAAACTTGAATTGTTTATGGTATAATTATGTGGAGATATGAATGTAAATCAGGTGTCTATTCTGAGACATCACTAATTAAACTTTTATGGGCTATTCACAGCCATAGAATGTATCACTTAATTAATCATGGGAGGTATTCAGATTGAAAGTTGCTATTTTAAACGACACACATTGTGGTGTCCGTAATTCGTCAGATATCTTTATTGAATATCAACGTAGGTTCTACGCTGATGTATTCTTTCCGTATCTAAAAGAGCATGGTATTACTAATATCCTACATCTAGGTGATTATTATGAACACCGTAAGTTTGTTAATTTCAAGGCTCTACATGCAAATCGTAAACACTTCTTAGAACCAATGCGTGACCTTGGTATTACTATGGACATTATTCCAGGTAATCATGACGTGTTCTATAAGAATACTAACGATCTGTGTAGCCTTAAAGAACTATTGGGACACTTCACGTCGCATGTTAATATTGTGATGAAGCCTACTGTATTAGATTACGGTGGCCTTGGCGTTGCAGTAGTACCATGGATTAATAACCAGAACTATGTAGAATATACTGATTTCATCTCAAAGTGTAAAGCTCCAATACTCGGTGCTCACCTTGAACTGGTTGGGTTTGATATGCATAAAGGTATGCCGAATCCTCATGGCATGAGTCCATCTCTATTCAGTCGATTTGAAATGGTATTATCAGGTCACTTCCATACGAAGTCATCTCAAGGTAATATCCACTATCTTGGTTCTCAAATGGAGTTTACTTGGAATGATGTTGATGACCCAAAGTATTTCCATGTCCTAGATACTGATACTCGCGAGCTTACTCCTGTCAGAAACCCGCATACAATATTCAAAAAATATATGTACAATGACGAAAAAGCAGTGTATAATAGCGTAGATATGTCACAATTTGAGAACAAGTTTGTCAAGTTGGTAGTAGTTAACAAAACTGATTTATATCAATTTGATAGGTTTGTTGATAAGTTACAAGACGTAGATACACATGAGCTCAAGATTGCCGAGAGCTTTGATGAATATAGAGGAGAAAATGTTGAAGATGAATCGATATCTTTAGAGGATACAAAAGATTTGTTGGATACATATGTTGAGGCTGTTGATACTGACCTAGACAAAGATAATATTAAATTGCGCCTAAGAGAACTATATACAGAGGCGCAGAACCTTGAGGTAGTATAGTTTGAGTATTCACTTTAAATCTGTAAGATGGAAAAACTTCTTATCTACAGGAGATGAGTTCACATCAGTGCAATTGGACCGGACTCCAACTACACTTATTGTAGGCTCAAATGGTGCGGGTAAATCAACAATGCTTGATGCACTTTCGTTTGGGTTATTTGGTAAACCACATAGGGATATTAAGAAGAACCAACTTATCAATTCTATCAATAGAAAACATGCGGTTGTTGAAGTAGAGTTCAATGCTGGTAAGCAAGAGTTTCGTATTGTGCGGTCGATTAAACCTAATAAGTTTGAGATTTACCAGAACGGTAACCTCATTAACCAAATGTCCTCGGTAAGAGATTATCAAAAATTCTTAGAACAAAACATTCTGAAGCTTAACCATAAGTCATTTCACCAAGTTGTTGTGTTAGGTAGTTCATCATTTATTCCCTTTATGCAAATGCCAGTGTGGTCACGCAGAGAAGTCATTGAGGACTTATTGGATATTAATATATTCACTAAGATGAATGGTTTACTTAAGGAACGCAACTCTAAGATTAAAGAAGAAATCAAAGATATTACACATCAAATTGATTTGGTTAACACTCGTATCGATGGACAGAGCAAGTATATTAAGAATCTAGAGTCGCTTAACACAGATCAGATAAGCCAGAAGCACGATTCAATTTCTGATTTGGAGGGTAGCATTAATGACCTATTGGAAGAATCTCAAGACCTAGGTAAAAACCTACCTACATTGATTGAGTCCCAAGAGGCTGAATGTAAAAAGAACAATTCCTCTGTGAATCAAATGAATTCATACGATATGCAGTTTAATACTAAAATGAAATCTCTGGTACAAGAGTCTAAGTTTTATACTGATAATGATAATTGCCCAACATGTGACCAAGTCATCACTGAAGAGAAGAAGAGCGAAAAGGTATCTGAAATTAGTGCGAAAGCGAAAGAACTGAATAAAGCCTCTGAAGATTTAAAGAAAAAATTAGAAGAAGCAAATAGTGAAGTAGAGGCAAGTAAGGCTAAACTAAAAGAATTACAAGACCGGCAAAACAAGATTCTTGGTAACAATGATAAAATCGGTATCCTTCAAAATGAGATTAACAAGACTCTCAAAGAGATTGAGAAGCTTACAGGTCAAACTGGTGATATTAACCAAGCGAAGGTTGAACTTGATGGATTGCGTGAGAATAAGGATACACAAACTGAACGCAAACTAAAGTACTTAGAAGAAAGAACATACAATGAAATTATCGCTGAGCTTTTAAAGGATACTGGCATTAAGACCAAAATCATTAAACAGTATTTGCCAGTGATGAATAAGTTGATTAATAACTATCTTCAAGTCTTGGATTTCTTTGTATCATTTCACTTAGATGAAACGTTCACTGAAACCATTCGATCACGTCATCGTGATAACTTTAACTATTCGTCATTTTCTGAGGGTGAGAAGCAACGTATTGACCTTGCCTTATTGTTCACATGGCGTCAGATTGCGAAGATGAAGAACAGTGCGTCAACTAATTTATTAGTACTTGATGAAACTTTTGATTCATCCCTAGACCATGACGGTATAGATAATCTTACAAAAATACTTGAAACATTAGAGGAAGGTTCTAACGTATTCATTATATCCCACAAAGGAGATATTCTCGAGAATAAGTTTAGGTCCAAGATTGAATTCTACAAAGAACACAATTTCTCTAAAATCAAATAGCCCTTACCTTAGGGCCAGACCTGAGTATGTCTGTGCTAAACTGCTCCCCTTATAACCAAAAAGTGTGATATAAATGTCACATATTCTAAAAAAGTATAAAAAAATGGCATAAACTGCAAAATAGTTGTGTACATACCCAATTGTTCGTGGTATAATGGTTACATAAATTGAGAGGAATATCTATGTCATTGTTAACTAATCCAATCCTAGCCAAGCTACTCGCCAAGGAGAACCTTGAGGTTCGTCATGGTAACTTCCGTACGGCATGGTTTGACCCTAAGAATCGGGTATTAGGTCTTCCTATCTGGAAAGACCATGGTAAAGATGTGTATGATTTGTTGGTTGGCCACGAAGTTGGTCATGCTCTGTTTACTCCTTCTGAGGGTTGGCATGGTGCTAACGAAGAAATCAAAGGTTGTCCTCATAGTTACCTAAACGTTATTGAAGATGTACGTATTGAACGTAAGATTCGTGAGACTTATCCTGGTTTGATTTCGCCAATGAAGCGTGGATACAAAGTTCTCGTTGAGAAAGAATTCTTCGGTGACTTAGATAGTTACGATATGGATAAGATGAAGCTTATTGATAAAATCAATCTGAAGTCTAAACTACGTAGCGAGATTGAAGTTCCGTTCAATTCTGAAGAGCAAGTATTATTTGACCGTTCTCTTAAAGCCGAGACATGGTCAGAAGTTGTTCAGATTGTTCGTGATATCCTAGCCTATTCAAAAGCCTTAGAAGAAGATAAACAAGAGCTTCCTCAGATTGCGGCTAATGAAGATAATGAAGATACTACTGAAGAAGAGAGTGACAACGAAGCCACTGCACCTTCTGTAACGAATACTCCTGAGGGTGACGAAGAAGAAGACGAAGATAATTCAAATAGTGGTGGCGAAGGTGATGACGAAGAAGAAACATCATCTGACGAAGAAGACCAAGATGAGACTACTGCTTCAGCACAGACCAAAGATGATGAAGATGATTTGGAAACTTCAATCACTGATAAGATTTTCCGTTCTCGTGAAGAAGAACTTTTAGATACTAATGAAGATGGACATCAACCGGTCTTTGTGCAAGAGATGAAAAAAGAACTTCGTGATTTTGTGACGGTTAAGTATGACCGATTGGTAGAAGAACGTGCTAAAGTTCGTTCACAAAAAGATAACAATTTCCCACAATACGAGCTTGACAACAATCTTCCTAATGAATTCAATATACATTATAAGTCTGTGAAGAAAGCAATTACTCCTGCGGTTAAAGAGTTTGAGATGCGTAAGGCTGCATATCAATATCAACGTTCATCTTCTGCGAAAACCGGAAGCGTTGATGTGAACCGAGTACATTCATACAAGTTCAATGATGACATATTCAAGCGAGTGACTCTTCAGGCTGATGCGAAGAATCACGGAATGTTTTTGTTAGTTGATTACTCTGGTTCTATGTACGAGACATTGGATAATGCGCTTGACCAAGTGATGCACTTAGTTGCTTTCTGTAAGGCAACTAATATTCCTTTTGAGGTTTATGGGTTTAGTTCAAACACATCTACTTATGACCAAGGCGGTTGGCAGCCAGGAACTATGGACCTCGATAATCTTACATTGTTTCAGATGACTAGTTCAACTCTGAAGAAGAAAGAATTCGAAGATTCTATATACAACATTTGGTTGCGTAGATTATGTTCTAGCCGATATGGTGACATGCGTTGGGCTGGTGTATACCCACGAGATATCTATTGTCCTCTTGAAGAGTTCGGTTCTACTCCTTTGCACCAAGCATTGAATGTCTCTTACTACTTAGTAAAGGAAATGATTAGAAAGAACAACATCGAGAAGATGAGCTTTGTAACTTTAACTGATGGTGATTCAAACAACCTTCGTGTGTATCAATCAAATAGAGAAGACAATGCCATGCCGACAAAGTTCGGTCGTAAAGGTGGAGAATATTCTATGGTGATTGATAAGAAGATGGTAAAGTTTGAGGGAGCTCGTAGCGCGACTCAGGCTATCCTAGAACATATGCAAAAACGTCTAGGTCTTACTACTGTCGGATTCTTTATTGCGGACAATAATCGTTATATGCACAACCGTTGCTGGCATGCGAATAATGATTCAAAGACCACAAAGAATCAATACTATGAGAACAAAGAAGGTAATTCTGAATACCGCAAGAACCGTTGTATTGCATTCCAAGATACATTAGGTTACAACGAGTATTATGTTCTTAAGAAGACTGGTCTCAGTACAGAAGAAGACGAAGGTTTTGGTGCTGTAGAGGCTGGAATGAGTAAAGGCAAACTTAACTCTGAGTTCAAGAAGTTCGCGAAGTCTAAGAAGACAAACCGAGTTTTGATGACAAAGTTTGCTAAAGCGGTTGCATAAAGTGTGACTTAAATGTCACACTGGTCATTTAAATGGCAAATAATGCAAAATAGTTGTGTACATTACCAGAACATCGTGGTATAATGGTCACATAAATTAATGATGAAAGAGAAAACTATATTATGAAAATTTCAACCTTGAATATCCTGAAAGAACTTAAGTCTAACTCACCTGACAGTAATCTGTTTAGAACTGCAGTGATTGAGTCAACTACCAAAGCCCTTGGCTATACTAACAAAGATTATTGGGGACCTATTTGTAATGCTACAAACCGAGTTCGTAACGGTACATATGACCTTTCAACTATGTTGGAAAATGTAGTGGTTGATATTCCAAAGATGAATCAACAAGTCTCTAATCAAACTTCGGCCGCTATGGTTTCTTCTGTTACTAATAACGAGAAGACATTTGCTAAGGCTGACCCTACGTTTGTTCCATGGGGTTCATACAATGATATCCTACGAATCCTCAAGTCTGAGATGTTCTATCCTACATATGTTTCAGGATTATCCGGTAACGGTAAAACCTTTATGGTTGAACAAGCTTGTGCTAAGTTAAATCGTCAATTCATTCGTGTTCAGATTAATCCTGAGACTGATGAAGATGATTTGATTGGTGGATTCCGTCTTATCAATGGCGAGACTGTGTTTCAAAAAGGTCCAGTAATCAAAGCAATGGAAGACGGTTGTGTCCTTCTACTCGATGAGATTGACCGTGCTACAAACAAGATTATGTGCCTACAAGGTATCCTCGAAGGTAAGTCAGTTCTTGTCAAGAAAACTGGTGAGACTGTTACTCCTGCTAAGGGATTCAATGTTATTGCTACTGCGAACACTAAAGGTAAGGGTTCAGAGGATGGCCGATTCACTGCGGCTTCTATTATCGATGATGCATTCCTTGAGCGTTTCGTTATTTCGATTGACCAGAAGTTTCCATCCATTTCGGTTGAACGTAAGATTGTGGCTAACCACATGAGTAAGTATGGTTCTGAAGACAAAGACTTCTGCGAGAAGCTAGTTAATTGGGCTGATATTATTCGTAAGACGTTTTACGATGATGGTATTGATGAGGTTATTTCAACTCGTCGTTTGTGTCACATCGTACAGACCTTCTCTATCTTCAATGATAAGATGAAGTCAATTGACTTGTGTACTGCACGTTTCGATGATGACACGAAAGATGCCTTCATGGATTTGTACACTAAAATAGATAACACGGTTGAGGGTGAGTCCGCAACCACAACGGAGGAAGTAAATGGCTAAAAGCCCAGACTACAAATACAACGAAGGAGCTCTGATTTCAGAGCTTCAGTCGTATATTGATTCAACCTATGACCAACATTATAGTTTGAACCAGTATCAAGCAACTGAATTCATCATTGACGCAGGTCATGGTGAAGGTTTCTGTATCGGTAATGTATTGAAATATGCACAAAGATATGGTAAAAAAGACGGTAAGAACAGGAAGGATTTAATGAAAGTCCTACACTACGCTGTCATTCAATTATACATTCATGACCTTGAATCAAATAATAATTAATTTAAAGATGTACAAACGCATCAAAACGTGTTATAATATACACATCATAAAAACTGGAGAACCTATACTATGATTTTATCTAATGATACTCTTTCAGTTCTGAAGAACTTCAGCACCATTAATCCAAATGTGGTACTGAAACCAGGACAGAAAATTAAAACAATCTCGGACGCTAAGAATATTCTGGCTGTAGCAACTGTCGAAGAAGATTTTCCCCGCGACATGGGAATCTATGACTTGAGTGAATTCCTTTCAGTATTCAGTATTGTCCAAGACGGACAACTCGAATTCACCGAAAAAGCGGCAAAGATTTCTAACGGAAAATCCCGTGTTCAATACTACTTTGCCGAACCGTCAATTCTGACTGCCCCTCAAAAAGACATTACAATGCCTGAATGTGAAGTGAATCTAACAATGACAAAATCTATGTTAGATCAGATTCGCAAAGCAGCATCAGTACTTGGTCATACGGAAATGGCTATCATCGGTAGTCCAGACGGAATCAATGTCCGCGTACTGGATAGCAAAGATTCTACTGCAAATACATATGAGATGGAATTGTCTTCTGAAGCACAAGACCGTGAATATGAATTTGTCATGAACATCTCTAATTTGAGATTGATGGATGGTGACTATGAAGTTGCAATCTCATCTAAGCTTATTTCAAATTGGAAAAACACCTCTAAACCCGTAGAGTACTTTATTGCACTCGAAAAAAATAGTAAATATTAGGAGATAAAATACTATGTCAAATGAAGAAACTAACCAACCAGTCGAAGAAACCGCTGTACAACTTGGTCTAAATGACCTAGCGATTCTTGTACAAGCAATCGATATTGGTTCAAAGAACGGCGCGTATGCCGGCAAAGATATGGAACTCGTTGGAGCAGCCCGTAACCGTGTTGCAACATTCGTAAATTCCAATTCGCCTAAACCAGCCCCCGAAGAAGATGTAACGCCTTCTTCCGAAGAACCAGAACCAACTGAATAAATCAAAGGAATATTATATTATGCAAACAAGCGAAAAACATTTACTCATCGAAGCATTAATGAAAGGAACTGTCACTGTCACTTTTAAGAAGATTAACAGTGATGAGATTCGTGTAATGCCTTGCACATTAAACCCCAAAGTTCTAGAAGCAAATGGAATCACAACTGAAGTTAAATCAGTTGCGGCCGATTCGGACCATATTGCAACATGGGCTTTGGACAAAGAAGCATGGAGGTCATTTCGGACTAGTACAGTTCTCGGTTGGGAGGTACTATAATGTCTGAAGAATTCCTCTGGGTAGAAAAGTATCGGCCTCGTACTGTTGACGATACTGTCTTACCGGTTCCCCTGAAAAATACCTTTAGTCAAATCGTTAAAGGCGGTGAACTTCCTAATATGATGTTCACCGGTACGGCGGGTATCGGTAAGACTACCGTGGCAAAAGCTTTGTGTAACCAACTAGACTTAGATTATCTAGTCATCAACGGTTCAGAAGAAGGCAACATCGATACCCTACGCGGTAAGATTAAACAGTTTGCATCTTCTGTTTCGTTACAGGGTGGATACAAAGTCGTGATTCTGGATGAGGCTGATTACCTAAATCCACAATCAACTCAACCCGCATTACGCGGATTCATCGAAGAATTCTCTAACAACTGTAGGTTCATTCTAACCTGCAACTTCAAGAATCGTATTATTGAACCATTACATTCTCGTTGTTCTGTTGTTGAATTCAATATCAGTAAAAAAGATTTACCACCACTCATGGCTCAATTCATGAATCGTGCAGAGTCCATTCTTAATGAACAAAGCATTCCTTATGAAAAGCCTGTGTTGGCAGAACTGATTATGAAGTATTGCCCAGACTGGCGTAGGGTTCTTAACGAACTACAACGTTATTCTGTTTCAGGGTCAATCGACTCTGGAATTCTTGTGTCTTTACAAGAGGCTTCGTTGGAAGGTTTAATGAGTGACCTAAAGAACAAAAACTTCAAAGGTATGAGACAGTGGGTAGTTAACAATATTGACGTGGAACCAGCGGCTTTGTTCCGTAAGATTTACGACAGTATGACAGACTATGTTGTACCACAATCTATTCCTCAGTTGGTATTAATACTGGCTGACTATCAATACAAGAATAGTTTTGTTGCCGACCATGAACTCAACTTCGTTGCATGTATGACCGAAGTAATGGCAGGGGTGGAATTCAAATGACAGATAAATACAAATTCCAGTGGCAGATTGTGTATGTCCACTATACCGGTCATGAGATGAAATATCGAGTGGTAAACTATAGCGATAAGAGCACGGTCATCTTTGAAAAGATGTTTGATGAGGAAGAGGATGCAAAAGCATTTTTAAGGAAGATGCGCGATGAATCCATTTGATTATTTAAACACAATCAACTATTCTAAGAAGGATATTATGGTTGACGATGCGGCAGAGAAGTCGTATAGTGCATTTATGGTAAATCGAGGTTTATCGTATTTCCATGATACGGTTCTTATCGCGAATGAAATGAATATCAACCACCATATTGATAGTCGTCTTCAGTACGATTTCATGATGAATATTGTAACCAAAAAGAAGCGTTTTAGTAAATGGCTTAAGTCTGATGAAGAGCTAAATAGTATAAATACTATTAAAGAGTACTATGGTTATAGCGATGAAAAAGCTAAATCCATTTTATCATTACTAAGTCATGAACAAATAAACGAATTGAAATTAAGGATTTACAAAGGTGGAAAACGATAATAAAATTCATGAATGGACTCCCGCAGATATGTTGGAAGTCACACTCAAAGAACCGGATGATTTTCTTAAAATCCGTGAAACATTAACTCGAATCGGAGTTGCTTCACGTAAGGATAATAAGTTATATCAGTCATGCCACATTTTGCACAAACAAGGAAGATATTTCATTGTGCATTTCAAAGAGCTTTTTTTGTTAGATGGTAAACCTTCTAACTTAATGGAAAATGATATTCATAGACGTAATACAATCTCAACTCTCATGAGTGATTGGGGTCTTATTACCATCTTAGATAATATTAATCCAGAACACATTGCTCCATTGAGACAAATTAAGGTTATCTCACACAGAGATAAACCGCTTTGGGAATTATGCCCAAAATATAATATTGGTAATAAGTAATAAACTAATATCAAATAATGTATAAATAAACCTGGATTGCCGATGGTCGGGGTCCAATTTTTAACCTTGCTTAATTAATAGGGGGTCAATATGACACATAAAGCAATAACACACGTACCACGTTCACTCTTTGTAGGCTTCGACAAGATGTTCGATGACCTAGAAAGGATTCACAGTTCAGCCCGAAGTGGGGCAGACAAATATCCACCACACAATGTTCTAAAATTAGAAGAGGACCTCTTCGACATTGAACTAGCCGTGGCCGGATTTAAAGAAGAGGATCTGCGAGTAGAGACCAAAGACGGCATTTTACATGTCTATGGTTGTAGTAAAGCAGATGACCGAGACTACGTGCATAAAGGCATTTCGTCACGCAAGTTCGAGAAAAGCTTCCGCATCTCAGAGTTTGTAGTAATAACTGGTGCTGATTTAAGGGACGGTATACTTGTCATTCATATGAAAGTAGAAGTCCCTGAGGAAAAGCGTCCTAGGGAGATCAAAATCGGGTCTGCTGGGGCATCAACCAAAGACGTCTTTTTACAGGAGTAATTAGGCTAATTGAGAGAAAACCTGGTAGATTATACTTAATCTACTGGAGATAATTATGGGCTACATACGTAAGCACAAAGATTCGATTGCACTGTATGGTGAATTTATATTCGCAACTGTAGGGACAGTATTTCTTGTTGTCGGCCTACCAATTGCGACTATTATGGCTGCCGCAATGTAATCGTAAACAACGACTAAAGTGAGGGGGCTGATGCTCTCTCACTTTTTTTTATTTTTTAGTGTACATTACTATGAAAGTGTGATATAATGCTTACATTATGCAAAAGGTGACAAATTGACAAAATTCTATACAAACGTTTCTCGTTATGCAAACTCACTACTCTATCGTGGATACGAGCATGGTAAACGAGTTTCAAAACGTATCAAGTACAAACCAACATTGTTTGTATCTACTACAAAACCAACCCCATGGAAAAGCCTAGACGGAGTTCCTGTATCCCCCGTTCAAATGGATTCTATGCGGGATGCTAAGGAATGGATTCAGGTTAACAAAGAAATGGCAGGCCGAAAAATCTTCGGTAATGATAAACATGTTCCGTGTTTTATCAGAGAACAATTCCCAGGTAAAATCGATTTTGACCGTAACCTTATTAACGTTACTACAATCGATATCGAGGTTGCATCAGACGATGGATTTCCTGAACCAGATGCTGCCGCACAACCAGTCATATCAATCACGACTAAAAACAATATCGACGATGTCTACCACGTCTGGGGACTGGAAGATTACGATGTTGAAAATTCTTATATGCAAAATACCGAAGTGGAATATCGTAAGTTCGATTCCGAGGCTGCGCTACTCAATGACTTCATCGGCTTCTGGCATTCCAATGAACATTGTCCTGATGTAGTAACCGGTTGGAATGTAAGGTTCTTTGATATACCGTACCTCGTCAATCGTACATTTAAAATCCTAGGTGAAGATGCAGTCAAACGTTATTCTCCCTGGGGAATGGTTGACCGTCGCGAAGTGAAAGTGATGGGCCGGGCTCAAACTGCTTTCGAACTATCCGGTATTGCTATTGTTGACTACCTTGAGTTATTCAAAAAGTTTGGTTATTCGTATGGTCCACAAGAATCATATCGACTAGACCATATTGCTCATGTAGTACTCGGTGAAAAGAAACTATCCTACGAAGAGCACGGCTCTTTACATTCATTATACCTGAATGACCATCAGAAATTCATCGACTATAACATCAAGGATGTTGAGTTGGTTGAACGCATGGAAGATAAGATGGGTCTTATTACTCTGTGTATGACCATAGCGTATAAGGGTGGCGTCAACTATTCCGATACATTCGGTACAACAGCGATATGGGAATCAATCATTTATCGTCATCTGTACGAACAAAAAACAATCATTCCTTTCTATGAAGAGAAGTTTAAATCACCGTATCCTGGTGGTTACGTGAAAGAACCACAATGTGGATTGCATGAATATGTGGTATCATTCGATTTGAATTCACTGTATCCATCACTTATTATGCAATACAATATGTCTCCAGAAA